CTGGTCTATTGACTGGAACACTAAGTTCTTCTTGCTTCCATGGGGCAAATGTACTAAACTTAGCTAAGATTGTCATTTGTGTACCATTAGCAGGTGAAGAATCTAAAGTGTCGAAGTCAACTGCCATGGTAACGTTTCCGGCAATACTAGTTGGCGAGTTATTTATAAAGAAAAATCTCAATTTATGAAATTTGTATTTATCAAATAACTTTGCGATACTAGAAAGCCAAGGAAAAGTTACGGAATCGGCCGGGTTGATTACATAGGTATCAGCTTTAAAAGCTCCAGCTGTTGTAGAGTTTGCATTTACGTTAGCTATACGTTCCATTTGATGAATTCTCAAAGACTTACTTTGTCCGCTCCACGTTGGGACGGATGAAGCAGGAATTTGATTCTTCTTCTTACTGGAAGTAGAAGGCTTGGTAACTGCACTACTACGTTTAAGTTGGGCAACTTGATTCTTGAGTTGCTTATTCTGCTTTAATAAATCGGATTTGGTAATATTAGACATTGTATTGGATCCCACGTGTCTAAGCGTGCGACTATACATTGTATCCAACTGGTATGGGACCAGCCCAACCGTGTAGTCTGTCGGCATTTATGTCGTAATGACAATTTAGCACGGAAGTATTGAGCAGAACTCTATACCCAGTCCTACACCGTTTTAGTCGGTTTAATGGATACAACCCAATACGATGTTGGTTAACGGTTCACTCCTGAAACCTTCTCATACACTCTTGGCTTGAACAGTCTAGATGACATGTCCTCGTCATAGTATAAGATGTGGCCTGTATTAAAGTCGATCTCAGACCAACCCTTAGGTTTAGTAATAGATCTACTCGTTGGTTCGACAATCTCAGGATCGAAGAACCTGGCTTCATCTTCGTCATAACCAGAGAACTGGTATGACAATGAGAATTCGTTTTCAGCTACAAGAGTAAACGGTACTTCCAACAATCTACGAAGTGCCATTCTTGGTTGGAAACCAATCTTTCGAGCACTCGGCAACCTACGACCAGGTTTAAACACCAGGTTTAGTTTGTTGGGATCGTGAGGTTGACTAAGGAGGGGAAGATCGTATAGCCTCTTTGTTACCTTGTCTTGATTTATATTAAGTGGTTGCGTTTTGGGGACAAGTTTTAATTGGTCATAGAATCCCATGTCAACACAGGAGTATGACGTTTTATCTTTGCTCGGTACCAAGCGAAGGATATATTTGGAAGGATCCTTATTCTTCCTTATCAGCATCTCTATAAACCAGTTATAGAAAGATGCTCTCTTTCGTTGGTAGGTTGTAAACGCTATATGTTTTGCAACTTCCGGATCCAGCGGGAAGCCGCATCCACCAAGCCACCTATCGATGAATAGGTTTTGTTTACCATCACGAGTCAGACTCTCAATAGCCTGCTTGTGGTAATGAACGAAGCGCCTGTGGGCTCGCCACTTGTTGGTAGCTCCGTCGATCGTCTCCTGATACCAATCCCAGATTGGTTTATCAGAGATCGAGGCTTGGCCGGTAACTTTTGCTTTCCCGGTGAGAAGGCCGACATTGAAGAACTTATATCTCTCCACGACACCTTGACGTTCATGAAACATTATGGAATTAATAGTAAACAGATCCTTATGGATGTAATTCTTTCCAATGGAAAGACTAAACCCTACAGATCTGATCTTACTTTTCCA